CAGGCACAGGCAGGCTGACAATGGCACTCCGCATCATCTCCACCCGTATCGGCGAACTGGGAGCAATCTACGAACCCGTGGAAGGCATCAACGTGGAAGCGTTGATCGCCGGAGGTTTCGTTGAGGAAGTCCACACCGCTGGCAGTAAATCTGCTAAAAATAAGAACACGGCTCCCGACGCTGGCAAACATCCCAAGGAGTAATCATGGCCACGTCGACCTACCTGTCTAACCCTGTCATCACGATCAACGCAATCGACCTGTCCGACCAGTGCACGTCGGCCACCATCAGCCAAGCGTTTGACCAGTTGGAGAACACGGCGTTTGGTGACACCGCCCGCAAATACACCGCCGGTTTGCAGACCAACAGCATCACCGTCGAGCTGTATTGGTCGACCGCCTCGAGCGAAACGTATGCCACCCTGAAGTCGCTGGTCGGCACGACAACCAACATCACGATCAAGGGATCGTCCGCCGCCACGTCGGCCACGAACCCGCTGGGCACCCTCACCGGCGGGTTCCTGGCTGAACTGCCCGTTGCCTACACGCTCGGAGAACTCGCCACCGTGTCCGTCACCTTCAACGGTGGCACCTGGGCATGGTCGGAATCCTGATTTAAACCCAACCCGAAAGGCCCGACATGAAACTGCACCTGAAGGTCGACATTGGTGACGGCCCGTTTGTGGTCACCACCAACCTGCAAACCGTGATCGCGTGGGAACGCAAATACCGCAAGAAAGCCGGTGACCTTGCATCCGGCATCGGCATGGAAGATCTCGCGTTCATGGCGTGGGAATGCTGTAAGCGTGACAAGGTGGTCGTGCCCGTCGAGTTTGACTCGTTCATCAGCCGACTGGTGGAACTCGAGGTCGTGTCGGAAGAAGTGGTTGGCCCTTTCTCCCCGGCACCTACCGACGTTCATTAGCAGAGCTGCTAATCAGCACCGGCTGGTGGCCGCCTGATGTACCATTTGACTTTGAGGACGTGGCGACCGTGGCCGCCATTATCAAGGAGTCAAAGCGATGACTGCGAGCATCAGGGTGGAAGGAGTAGCCGAAACGCTTCGCATCCTGCAACGCATTGACCCTGAACTTCGCCGTCAGCTTATCAAAGATTTGAAGCAGGTCACGAAGCCGGTCACAAACGCCATTAAAGGCAACTACACCGACCAACTGCTGTCCGGCACCGAACGCACATGGTCGCCTCGAGGACGCAGCATTTTCCCGTACACCCGCCAAAAAGCCGTCGCTGGGGTGAAGGTCGCCGCCTCATCGTCTAAGCGTAAACAAACCCTGTTGAGCATCACCCAAAAAGACCCGGCCGCCTCCGTGTTTGACATGGCAGGTCGAGCGAACGCAAACCCGTTGGCCACCGCCTTTGACACCCGTTTCCCCACACCGTCCCGTGTGATGTGGCGATCCTACGAGCAGGCCGACGAAGGCATGATGGACGAAATCCGTAAGTCCGTCGATCAGGTCATGGCCTCAATCAACAACCTGCAAAGGGCGATCCTGTAATGGCCATCAAAATACCGATCCTGACCGAACTGCAAGACGAAGGCTTGAAGAAAGCCAAACGCGAATTCGACAAGTTCAAGGGTGCGATCGCTGGTGCCGAAGGCACAATGGGCAAATTCAAGGCAGGTGGAAAAGCCGCCTTTGACGCGGTTAAGGACAATGCCGCTACGTTTGCCATAGCCGCCGCCGCCTCCATCGCCACGTTCGCCTTCAAAGGCGTAGCCGCCTTCCAAAATTTGGCTATCGCGGCAGGCAAATTCTCCGACGCAACAGGGCTGGCCGTCGACCAAGCATCCCGCTGGATCGAAGTAGCCGGGGACGTAGGCATCGACGCAGGCACCATTGAAACCGCCATAGGCAAAATGAACAAAGAGTTGGGCAAATCGCCCGACAAATTCAAGGAACTGGGCGTTGAACTGGAATACACCAGCGGCGGTGCCGTCGACGTAAACGAAACCTTCTTGAATGTCATAGACCGGCTGAACGGCATTAAAGACCCGGCAGAACGTGCCCGTGTCGCATCCGAACTGTTGGGCAAGGGCTGGCAGTCGATGTCTGAGCTGATCGGCCAAGGCTCCGACGCATTACGAGCCAGCCTCGATCAAGTTAGCGACGCGAAGGTAATTGATCCCGCGGAATTGGAACGTGCCCGCAAATTCCGCAAATCAATGGACGACATGAAGGACAGCGTTGGTGACGCGGCATTAGCGATCGGTGAAGGCTTGATCCCAATAGTCACCGCACTGGCTGACGGTTTGTTATTTGCCGTCGACGCGGCCAAAAAACTCGGTGATGCCCTCACCATCCTGCCACCCGTCTTGGACAAAATCGTCGACACTGATTACGTCATAAAACAAGGCAAACTGAACGAAGCGTGGAAAGAGGGTTACGAATCAATGGTGGCGGCAGAAACCGCGTCTCGCCACCTGTTTGAAGGCCTTGAAAATACCCGTGATGCCACTAACGAACTGAACTATGCGTGGCAGGCATTGTTGGGTCAACTTGACAAGGACGAACAAGTACGTCGAGCACAAGAAGCCGTCACCGAAATGCATGACGCGGCCGTAGAAGCATTTACCGACCCGTCAAAGGTAAACGCTTGGAAAGATTCGGTTCAGCAAGCCTACGAGGCCGTCGGCCGCCTCATCCAGGCGATCGGGCTTACCAGCCAAGAACAAAACCGAATCAAGGTGCTGGTTGATACTGGCGAAATTGAATCGGCAATCCGCCTGCTTGAGATTATGTCCCGTAATCCGGGTACAAGCCTGACGGACGCGATGCGGTTCCGTGGCCCTCGAGCGGCCGGTGGGCCGGTCACGGCTGGTGGCACCTACCTTGTCGGTGAACGCGGCCCTGAGCTGTTGACGATGGGTGCCCGTGGCGGGTACGTCACCCCGAACAATGCGATGGGTGCCACGGTGAACATCAGCGTAAACGGTGCCGACCCCAACGAAGTGGTGCGTGCCCTCCAAGCGTACGTCCGCCAATCCGGCCCCGTGCCCGTCAACACTCGAGCGATGTAATGGCACAACTTGGCTGGATCTTTGAAAAAGGCATCCTTGGGGCTGGAACAGTTTTCACGTCCAAAGTGTTGTCTGCCACCGTCACGGAAGGCCGCGAAAAGTACCTTGACCCGTACTCGGGTGGACGCCTCGCCATCACCATTGACAACACCGGCAACTACGCATCCAACTTCACGTTCAACGACGAAATTTGCCTGTACACCGTCTATGCCCCGAACGGTTATGTCGAATACTGGACAGTGCAAGAGATCGACTTCAACGACTATCCGGGCAATACCGGCATGCCAACCGCCACCATCACCTGCGTCGACGCTGTCGGACGTTCCGGCCGGTATCAAGCGATTAGCAAGGCACTGACACAAACCGACACCACCACTCAAGCCACCCAATTCAACAGCTCAAGCGGTGGCCCCCTGAAAAGCGATATTGAGGTGGTGGCTGTCAGCACCGGCAACTCAACCGCCTCGGCCGCAACTTACACCGGCACGGTGCTCAACCAAATCAACCTGTTGAACGCCACCGAACGCGGATTTATTCGCAACGCCGCCAACGTCGCTACCGGCACTCAACGCATCAACTTTTATCCGCGAAAGTCCATTGGCCCAATCGCCACCGACTTTTCGTTTGGTCGTAGTTACGGCTCGTTCGTATGTGCCTACCAACGGTTTGATCGCATCCAAAACGGTCTGCAGTTCATCAACACGGTGACGGTTTCCCCGGATGCCGTAGCCGATCAGACAGCCACCAACGCCTCGTCGGTGACAGCATACGGAACCACGTTTTACAGTTCCGAAACGGTCGACTTCAGCACCACCCAAGCGAGCGGGAACGCCCAATGGGTCGCCAACACATTCTCCGACCCAAACAGCCTCCGGTTTGTCATCGAGTTTTCTGATCGAGGCCAGACGTTCAACCAAGCCGACTTTTATGCCCAGTTCCCGACCCGGCCGGTCTGGCCGTTGTCGTACCGTCTGCCCGGTGCAGTTAGCGACACCACCATAAACGTGGTCGTCGAAGGTTGGACGTTCAGTATTACCCCCAGCCAAACAATCTTTAGGTTGAATTTGTCCCCGTTGACCTACTACCAGTTCTTCACACTTGACTCATCGACGCTGGGTATTCTTGATACCAGCAGACTTGGATGGTGACCCATGGCAACCCAATACACAGCAGGACTATCGGCAGGGCAGGTGTTGACCGCCGCCAACATGAACAGCATCGGAGCGGCCGCCGAAACATACACGCCAACATGGACGGCCGCGACAGCCAACCCAACCCTTAACAACGGCACATTGTCCGGCATGTACTTCCGAATCAACAAACTTGTTTTCGTCCAAATCTTTCTCGTGTTTGGATCGACCACGACCACCGGCACCGGGGTTTACCGTTGGGCACTTCCTGTCACCGCCAAATCCCCGATCAACGCCAACCTCAGCATCGGCTCAGGCCGCTACTACGACTCGTCAACAGCCACCGCATACCTGGCCAACGTCCTGTTCAACGCTGGTGCAACCACCTACGTCTCCATGTACATCCCAAGCCAGTTCCTAAGTTCCACCGGCCCCGTGGTGCCCGCCAACGGCGACGAATACCACCTCAACTTTTGGTATGAGGCGGCATGATGAAGATCGCAGTTTCCGTTGTCGGTCTGACAGCCGTGCTGATTTGGTGGATTTTCGCATGAGCATTAACCCGCCTAAAGCCCTGATCGCCCTTGTGGCCCTCATCTGCATGACCGTCCTCCTTGCGGTCGACGCAATCGAAACCGATCAGGGCCTCCCCATCATCACCATGATCGTCGGCTACTCGGTCGGCAACGGCATGGCCGCATTGACCAACAAACCCGTTGACCCGATCATCAAAAAGAAAGACCCCAAATGATCTCCTCGAGCATCAGCGTCACGACCACCGCCACCCTGCTAATCGCCGCCACCGAAAACGCCACCCGCACCATTTGGCTGGAAGCAGTCGGCAACGACATCAACTTGGGCGGATCAAACGTGACCGCCACAACCGGCCTCACCCTGAAGAACGGCACCCAAACCTATTTGGTGCTCCCACCGCTGAACAGCCTGTACGCCATCACGAACGCGGGCACCCACCAGTGCATCGTGCTTCAGCCGTCCGGGGACTACTGATGACCGAAGCCACCCGCTTCAAATCGTGGCAAAAAGCAGGGGCACCAGCCGCCCCGCACAACGTCAAATCCCCCAACCTTGTGCAGCTTGTCGCCTACGCCCGACGCACCTGGGGACTGGTCAATCTTGGCATTTACAGTCACCGGCCGATCCGTGGCGGCACAGCATGGTCATCGCATGCTTTCGGTGCGGCCGCCGACCTCGGCTACACCGACCGGCACGCCCTCGACACCACCGTCCTGCCGTTCCTGATCGCCAACAGCCACGAGCTGGGCATTCAACGCATCCACGATTATCAGCGGAAACGCTATTGGGAGGCCGGACGCGGCTGGGTCGGCAAATCGCCCGGCGAAGGGATGGCGTGGATTCATGTGGAAACCCATGTGGACGACTGGGGAAACGACACCCCGATCGAGGCAAGGTTTTCCACAGCCCCGCCGCCTGCCCGCCCGTACCCCGGCAAACCTGTCCGCCGTGGTGCCACCCAACATCGTGACGACGTAAAAGCCGTCCAACATGTCGTCGGCGTGGCTACGGACGGCAAGTTTGGGGTGGTGACGGAGGCGGCCGTACGCAACTGGCAAACCCTGCACGACCTGAAACCTGACGGCATTGTCGGCCCCATTACATGGGCACGCATGTTCGAATGACGTGACATAGCGGCACACATCTGTTAGACACCTCCCGACCTCGGAAACCCGACAC